AGAAGTGGTAACTTGTATGGTTTGTGGTAAAACATTTAAAAACGATAGGGCTTTGCACTGTCATATAAAAGAACATAACCTATACCTTGCAGAGTATTATACAAAGTATCATTCAAGATTTAGTAAATTAAATAAGACTCCAATACCTTTTAAGAAAGGTATGTCTAAGGCTCAATATTTTAATCAAGATTTTATTGACAAGAAAGAAATGGATGCGTGGCTAAAGTCTGCAGATGACGAAGAGGTGAAAAATTATATATATAAGTTAATTAAAAATAGAGTAAAAGAAAAAGATCTTAATTATACCCCCTCACACTTAGAGCTGGTTGTCAATAAATTGCCTGGCATTGATTTTTATATTAAGCATTTTGGTTCTTATTCTGAAGTTGCTAATTTGCTAGGAATTAAACCTATGTTTTCTAAAAAAATTCCTGCTGGGTTCTTCAATCAAACACCTGACATGAAAATTTTTATAGATACTAGAGAACAACTACCATTAAGTTTTAAAAAGTCTGAATTTATGAAGTTGGATTTTGGAGACTATACTGCTGCTGGAGAAAATTATTCTTATACCTATGTTGACAGAAAAAGCGCTAATGATTTTATAGGAACTTTAAGCCTTAAAAATATTGATAGATTTAAAAGAGAGCTTGAGCGTGCCAGGATGGCTAACTCTTATATTTTTGTTGTAATAGATTCTAGTTTGGATGGCGTTGAATCGTATATCAGGTCTGCAAAAAGAAATAAATTTGGACCAAGTAAAATAAGCATGAGTTTTATATATCATAACATGCGAGAGGTTGCGCACGAGTTTAAGGGGGTTTGCCAGTTCATATTTTCTGGAAGCAGGGAATCTTCTGAGTCAATAATTCCAAAAATATTATTTTTTGGCGAGAGAATTTGGGACGTAGATCTTCAATATTATTTAGATAAGAGATGAGTTGGTCAAAGGGAATTCAGGATTATGAAAAAGTAGAGGGTATTAATGAATACCTTAAAGGTTTGGAGGGTTTCGTAGACGAAAAAGAAGCTAAGCTTTTGCTTTATAAATTTTTAAAAGAAAACCCAACATTTACCACAGAGTTAATATCAGGAATAAAACTCTTTCCTTTTCAACACATGGCAATTAAGTCAATGTTTGAGACAGATTATTTCATGGGCGTATGGAGCCGTGGAATGTCTAAGTCTTTTACTACTGGAATATATGCATTTTTAGATGCTATACTAAATCAAGGAGTTGAAATTGGGATTCTTTCTAAATCATTCCGACAGGCAAAAATGATCTTCAAGAAAATAGAAGATATTGCCGCTAAGCCTGAAGCTGCATTTTTAGCGCAATGCATTACGAAAAAATCAAAAAATAATGATGAGTGGCTGATGGAAATTGGATCTTCAAGAATACGAGCGCTTCCTCTTGGTGATGGTGAAAAACTGCGTGGTTTTAGATTTCATAGAATTATTATCGATGAGTTTTTGCTTATGCCGGAAAGAATTTATAATGAGGTTATTGTTCCGTTTCTTTCTGTCGTTGAGAATCCAACCCAAAGAGAGGATTTGTATAATTTAGAAACAAAATTGATTAATGAGGGTAAGATGAAAGCGGAGGAAAGGCATAAATGGCCGAACAATAAATTAATAATGTTATCTTCTGCAAGCTATAAATTTGAATATATGTATAAGTTATATAGTCAATTTGAAGATTTAATTTTAAATAAGAGAGAAGGTGGTGATTTTGCAAATAGAGTTATAATGCAATTTAGTTATGACTGCGCTCCAAAACAATTATATGATCAAAATTTAATAGATCAAGCAAAGGCAACAATGAGTCAAAGTCAGTTCGAGCGAGAGTTCGGGGCAATTTTTACAGATGATAGTAGTGGCTATTTTAAAACTTCAAGAATGGCTGCTTGTTCAATGCAGCCAGGTGAGGGATACAGCGTTGAGATTAAGGGCGAGGTCGGTGCCAAGTATATACTTGCTTTTGACCCAAGTTGGGCTGAGTCTGAAAGCTCTGATGATTTTGCAATGTCAGTATTTAAAATTGCTGAAAAAACAGGGCAGGGGGTTCTTGTTCATTCGTACGCAATGTCTGGTACAAATCTCAGGCAACACATGGAATATTTTAGTTATCTATTAAATAATTTTAATGTAGTCGCGATTGTAGGAGATTATAATGGTGGATTTCAATTTATCAACGCAGTTAATCAAAGCTCTTTATTTAAAAAACAAAAAATAAAAATAGAAATGCTGACTGCAGCGTTTGATAAACCGGAAGAATACAGTAAAGATTTAATTAAAACTAAAAAAGAATATGACAAAAATAAATGGAAAATATGTTATTTAAGAAAGCCTACCTCATCTTGGATTCGTACTGCAAACGAACTCCTTCAAGCAAATTTTGATCACAAAAGAATTTGGTTTGGGTCTAGGGCAATAAATGATAACTACCAGGAACAAATAAAAAAACAAATTCCTATACAAAAATTAAAATTCTTAAAAACAGTTGATACCTATCACAAGCAATCGAAGGCAGCAAAGATGATTGATTTTGTAGAACATCAATATGATTTAATTGAATCAACTAAAAGTCAATGTGCTTTAATACAAATTAAAACTTCGCCACAGGGTAATCAAACTTTTGATTTGCCGGATAATCTAAAAAGACAAACGGGCCCAGACAAAGCAAGAAAAGATAGTTATTCTGCATTAGTGCTTGGGAATTGGATGATTAAAATATATAATGATGTAATGACTGCAAAAATGGAGAATGTTCAATCTACATTTGAACCTATATTTATTGGTTAATAACTTATAGTGTGTGTACTATAATAAATATTATGAAAGAATATAAGTATAAAGCAACATTCGCAAGTGAGGTAGTCGCCTCTGAAGATAATGATTTAAGCATTATTTCAAAAGCTTCTCTTGAGCCTTTAAAAGATTTAGTTCCAGAATCAATTGACCTTGATAAAAACATTGATTTGTTGGGCGTTGCATTTAACGCTGCAGTGGTTAATACATTTAATAAGAATGGAGATGGAATAGATACTGAATCGGCCATATCTATAGCAGACCATTTTATACATAAGCCTTGCAATATAGAACATCAAAAGAACAATATTGTTGGGCATGTTGTTTCTGCAGGGTTTTCAGAGTATGGTCATAATAATCAATTTAAAAATATAGACTCAGCTTACAAAAAACCTTTTAACATTTGCTTGGGCGCGGTGGTATATAAAACAGTGGCTCAAGAGTTTTCAGATGTACTCCTTCAATCTTCTGACTCAGATTCAGAAAATTATAATTCAATCTCAGCCAGCTGGGAAGTCGGATTTAACGAATATAATATAGCCGTAGGATCTGGAGATGACAAAAAGATTATAAAAGAAGAAGCCGAGATAGAAGAGTATTCGAAATATTTAAAAGCTTTTGGTGGTGAGGGTCGACTTGAAGACGGTACTGAAATTAACCGTTTAATAGTCGGAAGCATCTACCCACTAGGAATAGGCTTTACAAATAATCCTGCTGCAGACGTAAAAGGCGTAATCGTTCAAAACGATGAAAACACAAAAAGCGCTGCAAAAGAAGGTGTTATGAATGAAAAAGTATTACAAGAAAAAAGTTCTCATTTAGAAAACGATACTGTAATACAAAAAGAAGAACAATTTTTCTCAAATATTATGGAAAAAACAGAACTACTAAAAGATATCGAACAGCTCCTTTCTGAAAAGGCGGCTGCGAAAGACTTTTCGGATGAAGCAATCGCTAACATTACTAAGGTTTTTCATGACGCAATTCGGGACAAAAGCGAAGAATATGTCAGTGAAATCGAAAAAGCGAAAGCAGACCAAGCCGAAGCGCAAAGCGCGAAAGATGAATTGTCTCAAACACTATCGGATCTACAAGAAAAATTAAACGACGCAGAGAGTAAGCTATCTGGCCTTGAAGAAGAAAAGGCTGAAAGAGAATCTCAAGCAAGGTTTGATGCTCGCATGAGCGCACTTGAAGATACATACGAGTTTGACGACGAAGATCGTAAGATCGTAGCCGCAGAAATTTCACAACTTGATGAAACGGAAGAATCTTTCGCTGGATATCAAGAAAAGGTTTCTGTTGTTTTTAAAAACAAGAACAAAGAATTCTTGCAAAAACTTGCAGAAGAAATGGAACAAAAGATTCAGGCTGAAGTCGAAAAGCGTTTGTCTGAAACTTCTGAAGCCAGCACAGAAACTGCAGAAACTCAAGAAGAAGTTCAAGAAGAAGTTTCTCTAGACAATGTTGTCGAAGAGGAAGCTACAATTTCAAATAACAATGGAGAAACCATTGAAACAGAATCAAGTTTGCGTGATAAATTTCAGCAAGCATTTCAAGATTCTGTAAAAATTACTTACTAGGAATTTATATTATGGCAACTAGAATAGAACCATATAGAGATTACAGCGAGCATGAAGTTATTAACATGTACTCGCTGCAGCTATCAGACACCGAAGACCTTAGCGTCTTTAAAGCTGGTGGCACCGGTAAATTCGACGCAGGAGTCGTTGTAGGTCTGGGGGACGGGACGGTATTGCCGGGTGATCTCCCAGGATTTGCGGCCTCAAACTCGAGTTTAAGAAGTTACTTGGGCGCATCGCCTAGCACTGGCCATGTCGGTGTTAACGCTATGCCCTTTGTAGAAATGACTGTTGTTCCCGCAGAAGAAGGCACCACGCCCGCTATTGGAATTATGCTCAAGCAAACTCTTGCTTTTGATGAAAACGGGGAAAATCTTCTTCG